AGCGTCTTTAGGCGCTGGCCGGTAACTGCCCCTTATAGGGGCGAGCAAACCACCCGTTTGACGGGTGGTCATGATTGTCTGCGGAGCAGCTGTGCGTGGATGTGGCGAGGCTGAGTAACGAACAGTGGAAAGTTATCGACGCTCTGGCCAGTGATGGGGAGGGCAGCATCCTCCCCACGGACACAGACCTGTATACGGAGGAGGAACTGTCGCAGGTCAGGAGCATCATGCGTGTGGCAATCCTGTACGCATTTGGTTATCTGTATGAGCACCGGGAGGAAGCGGACCACCACGCGCTTCTTCTGACGCTTCGCAGCCTCCTTTTTGCCGTGCGGGAAGGGGTGAACTTCTGATATGGAGAGGGAGATTGCCCGTTTCAACGAACGGCTGGCTATTCAGAAAAACAGCGTGTCTGTCGATAAGGTGGGGAACCATGTGAACCGCTGGGAGGATTATTATTCCTGCTACTGTTATGCTGGGACTTACCAGTATGACGCTGAACGGGAGAGCGCCGTAACCACGCAGGAGCAGAGCATCAAGTTTGAAGTGCGCTATTGCAGTGAACTGAAGAATCTGGATTCGACACACTACCGTGTGGTTTTCCATGGGAGCGTTTACGATATCCAGTCCGTAGACATGATGAACTACCAGAAACGCACCATCCGCATTATCTGCAAACTGGAGGAGGGGTGATGATGGCAAAAAGCTGCAGTATTGACGAGCTTGCCGATGTGATCAACGAGGGCTTACAGGAGTACGCCACACTGACGGCAACCGGCGTAAAGAAAGCGGTCCGTAAATCCGCAAAAACGGTGAAGGAACAGATTTCCGCCAATGCGCCGGTGAAGTCCGGACGGTATGCCAAAAGCTGGGTGGCGAAGACCACGGAGGAGAACAGCCAGAAGTTAGTGCAGACGGTGTGTTCCCCGACAAGATATATGCTGGCGCACCTGCTGGAAAAAGGCCACGCCAAGCGGAGCGGCGGCCGTGTGGCTGGTAAGCCCCATATCGCCCCGGCGGAGGCAGCCGGTATCGAGCTGCTGACCAGCCTGATCGAAAAGGAATTGAGGTGAGGAGATGACGCACGATGATGTGCTGGCACTGATGGAGGCAATTAAGGCCGCTACTGGCTGCCCCTACGCCTACCACCATTTTGCCGAGGGGGAATCCCCGGACCCGCCGTTCCTCTGCTTTTTGTACCCGGATGAGGCGGAGTTCGGCGCGGACAATACCGTCTACCATGCTTTCAACCATCTGGATATTGAGGTGTATACCGACCTCAAAGCCCCGGAACTGGAACAGAAAGTGGAGGCGGTGTTATCCGATTATGAACTTTTCTACCATAAATCCGAAGTATGGATCGAGGAAGAGAAGATGTACGAGGTTTTGTATGAACTGACCGTCTGAGAGGACGGTTTTATTTTCCAAGCCTAAGGTAAAAACCACCGCCTTTAGGCGGTAGAGCTTCAGCGGCATTTCCTTTTCCAGGAGGCAGTGATATAATTGGCGTATCGGGAGGTACGTAGAAATGGCAAATTACAGAAATGGGAGTCATACGGTATATGATATAAAGTACCATTTTGTGTGGATAACGAAATATAGATATGAAGAATTAAAAGGAGATGTAGCCTTTAGGCTACGAGATTTGCTGAGACAAGGCTGTGACAGTCAGGGAATAAAAATATTACAAGGAAGTATACAGCCGGATCATGTACATATCTATTGTCATGTCCAGCGAACTTGGCCCCCAGTGAGATTATGCAGAACCTGAAAGGAAAATCGTCAAAGCTGCTGCAGGAAGAATTCCCGAAGTTGAAAAAGAAATATTGGTGACAGCATATATGGGGAAGAGGATATTTTTGCGGAACGGTAGGGGAAGTAGATCAAAAAATGATAGAAGAATATATAGAGAAGCAGGGAAAAGAAGAAGGCTACGATAATTTTTCGATAGGAGAAGAATGACTACTTCAGTAGGGCTTTAGTAGACTACAGTCTAAGAAGAAAGGGCTTCAGCCCTGCTGTGAGTTCAGTCGCAAAAGCAGGGGCTTTAGCCCCCACTGCGACTTTCAGTCGCTTAACGGCGGCCTTTAGGCCGCATCAACCCACCGGCTTTAGCCGGTGGTAGTTGAGTTCCGTCAACAAATGGATGGTTCCGTATCAGTCCGAAACCGAGACGGGATGCTTTTTCTAGGACGGTCGGATATAAATCCTGCCCGCCAAATGTCTGGAACGGTGTGTTGATTGCAGAATCCAAAAGCCCTTCATCACGGATGCCGTCTGAACCGCCGGACTCTTCAATCAGGGCAGAATGAAGCATAAGGATCTGTCGTTTGTTAAGTGTCCTCATTTTGCAAGTTCCTCATAAACATGCTGGTTTCTCTGCATCAGTTTCCTGGAAGAAGCAAGGACATCCTCATCGGATGCGACTTGCATGGTATCCGCCTGGTTGAACTCATAGATGATATACCGCGGTGCATTGTTCTTCATGATGACTGCGGAACCGTACTGGTCAACCAGCCGGGCAACCTTAGAAAAGTTCTGGTTCGCAAGGGAAATCGGGACAATGGTGTTTGTGTCGATGTTCATGAAATCGACCTCCTTTCACCTATAGTATACCCAAACTTTAGGATAAAAGCAACCTAGAATTTAAGAACAATTTTAATGCGCCTGTCCCTAACCGGATGGGCTTTTTCTATGCCAGCGCAAAGGAGGTGCCCGAAAGATGGCTTCACGAATCCAGGGAATTACCGTAGAGATCGGCGGCGATACCACAAAACTATCGTCTGCCCTATCCGGCATCAATAAAGAAATCAAGGGCACCCAGACCCAGTTAAAAGATGTGGAAAAGCTTTTAAAGCTTGATCCCAGCAACACGGAGCTGGTAGCGCAGAAACAGAAACTCCTGGCGCAGGAGATCGGTGCGACCAAGGAAAAGCTCACCACCCTGAAAACTGCAGCAGAGCAGGCTAATGAGCAGCTCCAGAAGGGTGAAATCACTCAGGAGCAGTACGATGCCCTCCAGCGGGAAATCCAGGAGACGGAGCAGAAGCTAAAATCCCTGGAAACCCAGGCGGCGACCACGAACTCCACCCTTGCCAAAATCGAAGAAATCGGCGGCAAGATGCAGACCGTGGGCGATTCCATTTCCGGTGTAGGCAAAAAACTCATGCCGCTTTCCGCAGCAGTTACCGCCATTGGGACGGCGGCAGTAAAGACCACAGCTGATTTTGACAGCCAGATGTCCACGGTAAAATCCATCTACGGCGCTACCGGTGAAGAGTTTGATGCCCTGCGGGATAAGGCTCTGGAGATGGGAAGCAAGACCAGCTTCTCAGCAACGGAGGCGGGGCAGGCCATGGAGTATATGGCGCTTGCCGGATGGAATACATCTGAGATGGTAGATGGTATCTCCGGTATCATGGATGCGGCGGCAGCCTCCGGGGAGAACCTCGCCACCACATCGGATATCATTACGGACGGCCTGACCGCTTTTGGGTTATCGGCAAAGGACAGCGCCCATTTTGCAGACGTGCTGGTAAAAACGGGTAACAGCGCCAACACGACCGTTTCCATGATGGGTGAGACGTTCAAGTATGCAGGTGCTGTGTGTGGTTCCCTGGGTATCTCCATTGAGGACGCGGCAATCGCTACCGGCCTCATGGGTAACGCCGGTATTAAAGCCAGCAACGCAGGTGCCGCCCTTCGTACTGGTCTGACCAACCTTGTGAAGCCGACCGATCAGATGGCGGCGGCTATGGATAAATACGGTGTGGCAATCCAGACCAATTCCGAAGGGAATGTGGATCTGTATGCGACCATGCAGAACATCCGTACCGCATTGGGCGACCTGGACAAGACGGAACAGGCGGCGGCTATTTCCGCCATCTTCGGTAAGAATGCCATGTCCGGCTGGTCTGCCATCGTCAACGCCTCTGAGGATGATTTTAACAGTCTGACGGAAGCAATCTACGATGCGGACGGGGCTGCAAAGGAAGCAGCAGACATCAAGCTGGATAACCTGTCCGGCCAGATCACCATCCTGAAATCCACGATTGAGGGTATTGCCATCCAGATCAGTGACATCCTCATGCCCACGGTCCGGGCGATTGTGGCGAAAATCCAGGAGTGGGCGACTGCCTTCTCCAACCTGGATACAGAGACAAAGGAAACGATTGTGAAGATTGGGGCGGTGGTAACCGCTATCGGCCCGCTGCTGGTAATCTTAGGAACTGTGATTTCAAAGACAGGAGCGGCGCTGAAAGGTTTTTCATCGTTAGCAAAAGGCGTATCGGCACTGGCGTCGAAGGTGGGGAGCGCGTCAGGATTGTTCGGAAAGCTGGGTGCGGCTTTAGGCGGCATCTCTGCCCCAGTGGTGGCGGCTGTGGCGGTCATCGGGACGCTGGTGGCGGCATTTATGAACCTTTGGAACACGAATGAGGAATTCCGCACGGCAATCACGGAAATCTGGAACGGCATCAAAGCGACATTCTCTGCCTTTGCGCAGGAGATTACAGCAAAGCTGAACAGCCTGGGATTTGATTTCCAGTCCATTACCGATGTGATTAAAGCTGTCTGGAACGGGTTCTGTGAGGCGCTGGCCCCGGTGTTTACCGGCGCATTCCAGCTGATCTCTAATACCCTGTCGGTGGTGCTGAATACCCTGTCCGGCCTGCTCTCTGTGTTCATCGGCGTCTTTACCGGGGACTGGCAGGGGGCCTGGGATGGCGTGAAGCAGATTTTCTCCGGGGCGTGGGAGTTTATCAAGAACACGCTCTCAACTGTGCTGGGGACACTCCAGGGCGTGGTGAATGTATTCCTCGGCTGGTTCGGCACAGATTGGCACACGATCTGGGGCGGCATCAAAACTTTCTTCGAGGGTGTGTGGAACGGCATAGCCAGCTTCTTCTCCGGCGTGCTTTCCTGCATCCAGAGTGTGGCGACGATGGTGTGGACAGCGGTTTCCGGCTTTTTTACAACCGTTTTGACCGGCATCCAGACCACCTTTACGACTATCTGGAACGCCATCAGCGGGGCAGTGTCCACGGTTATGGCGGCAATCCAGACAACCATTTCCACAGTATGGACAGCGATTTCCACCGCAGTCTCTACCGTATTAAATACCATCCAGACGGCAGTGACGACGGTCTGGAACGCTATCAGCACGGCGATTTCTACGGTGATGACTACGATCCAGACTACAATTACCACGGTCTGGAACGCCATCTACACTACGATTGAGCCCCTTTTAACGGCCTTCCAGTATCTGTTCGAGACGATCTGGCAGGCCATTCAGATTCTGATTGGCAATGCGCTGACGGCCATCCAGACCACGGTGCAGACCATCTGGACGGCAATCAGCACGGCGATTTCGACGGTACTCACAGCAATCCAGACGGCGGTATCAACTGCGTGGAACGCCATCAGCAACGTCATTTCCACTGTGATGAGCGCAATCCAGACGGCGCTTGCGGCCGCATGGGGGGCTATCAGCACGGCAATCTCAACGGTGCTTGGGGTAATCCAGAATACAGTTTCCACGGTGTGGAACGCCATTAGTACAGCGATTTCGACTGTGATGACGTCCATCCAGACGGCGTTAGCGACTGCGTGGGGAGCTATCTCTACCGCAATTTCAACTGTGTTAAACACCATAAAATCTGTGGTTTCCACGGCCTGGAACAGCATCAAGACCGCCATCTCGACTGTGATGAATTCGATTAAAACGAACATCACGACTGTGTGGAACAATGTGAAGTCCGGAATTTCCACCATCATTGGGAATATTAAGACCACGATTCAGACCGGTTTCAATTCCGCTGTGTCCTATGTAAAAGGCTTGGCGGGACAGGCGTTCAGCTGGGGTACAGATATCATCAACGGCATCGTAAACGGCATCAAGTCCTGCATCGGCAACGTGGCATCCGCTGTGTCAAGTGTGGCGGATAAGATCCGCTCGTTCCTTCACTTTTCCGTGCCGGACGAAGGGCCTCTGACCGATTTTGAAAGCTGGATGCCGGACTTCATGAATGGCCTGGCGGAGGGCATCAACAGCAACGTGTCTGTGGTAACAAACGTAGCCAACAACCTGTCCAGCACTTTGTCAAACGCTATCACAAACTCCATGCAGGGCGTACAGACAGCGTTTACCCAGAGCTGGAGCGGCATTACGAATACTGTGGCGGCCGCATCTGCCAGTGTGAACACCGCTCTGAACCAGGCGTGGGGGAACCTGAAAACCAGTACCGCAGCTGCATGGGAGGGTATCCGGCAGACGGTGGCGGAGAAGATGCAGGGTATCGCCCAGCAGGTTACAGCTTCTTCCAGCAGCCTGAACACCAGCCTTTCTGAAGTCTGGAATATAGTGCGGCAGTCAGTAACGGCCGCATGGACAGGTATACAGTCTGACATCGCTTCTTCCTGGCAGGGGATTAGCTCGGCTGTGAATACGGCGGCATCCGGGGTCAAGAGTTCCTTAGATTCTGTCTGGAGCGGCGTGAAATCTTCTGCTAAACAGGCGTGGGCGGCAGTGACTGGGAACCTGGATACGGACTGGGGAGCCATCCAGTCCAACGTCTCCAAAGCGGCGAATGCGGTGAAATCCGCAGTGGATTCCTCCTGGACGGCTGTAAAATCCAGTACCGCCAGCCAGTGGAGCAGTATCAGCAACACGATTACCGCATCTTTGACTGCCATGAAGAACAGCAATGCCACGGCGATGGGCGTCATCAAGAACACCATCGCAAACACCTGGACGGCGGTCAGGAGCAATACGACCACCAGCTGGGCAAGCATTAAAAATACAGTTACCACGGCAATGTCTGAGATTAAAACGGCGGTTTCTAACGGGATGAATAGCCTGAAAACGACCGTCAGTTCCGGCCTGAAAGCCATCAGCGAAAGCTTCAGCAGTACGTTTTCCAGCCTGGTAAGCTCCGCTTATACATGGGGCGCGGATATCTGAAGGAGATGGCGGCGGGCATCGAGGCGAATAAGAGTGCGGTGCTGGCTGAGGCGCGGGAGCTTGCCAGCGAGATCGATGACATCATCGGTTTCTCTGTGCCGGAGACAGGGCCTTTGTCCAACGCGGATTCCTATATGCCGGATTTCATGGAGCTTCTGGCAAGCGGCATCCGTAGCAACAGCAGCGATGTGATCAGTGCGGTTACAGAGCTTGCCTCCGGCATGGCGAAGGTGCTGAAATCCTCGATAACGGAGATGGGTTCGTATACCTCTTCCGGCTTGGAGAGCATCAAAAGCACTGTGTCCACGGCATGGTCGGCAATCAAATCAGGCAGCTCCAGCGCCCTTGTGGGTCTGGCGTCGTCTGTGTCCGGTGGCTGGGGCAGTGTCCTGTCCTATACGGTAACGCACTGGAACAGCATCAAATCCGAGATCCAGACTGCGTGGAACGCCATCAAGACGGTGACCAGTACCGTACTGCCTGCCATTAAGAACGTGGTGACCAGCACGTGGAACGGTATCAAATCCGTGACCACGACAGTGTGGAACGGGATCAAGAGCGGCATCACCACAGTGTGGAATGGAGTCAAATCCGCCACATCGTCTGCCATGAGCGGTCTGAAATCCACAGTCTCTTCTGGAGTGACCGGGATTAAGAACAGCTTCAGTTCCCTGAAATCGCTTGTCTCACAGGCGGCCGGCTGGGGCAGGGATATCTGCACTTCTATCTCCTGCAGTGTGGCGGAGAAGCGTAATGGCAGCTATGAACTGAAGCTGACCTATCCGGCGGATGGCATCCATGCGGAAGATGTGCAGGAAGCCGCTGTTATCCTGGCAAAGCCATCGGAGAAAGCTTCCGCGTAGCCGTTCCGTATTTATAAGATCGCCACACCGCTGACCGGTATCCTGGAAATCTCCGCGAGGCACATCCAGTACCAGGAAAATTTCATCACGGTCAGCCCGTTTACGGCAATCGGCAGCCAGGCGGCCATGGAGCAGTTAAAGGAGAGCGCCACCACGGACTGCCCGTTTTCTTTCTGGACGGACATCGATTCCCAGGCTGTGTTTACCTTTACCTCTCCTTCCACAGTGAGAAGCTGCCTTGGCGGGATGGACGGCTCCATGCTGGACACCTACGGCGGGGAGTTTGAGTGGGATATGTATACCGCTATGCTCCACGGTCACCGGGGCGTGGATTACGGTGTGCGTATTGTGTACGGCAAGAACCTGATCGATTTTCAGATGGAGCGATCCATCGAAAATGTCATTACCGGGGTGCATCCCTACTGGAAGCATTCGGAGGATGGGACGCTGATGGAACTGCCGGAGAAGGTGGTCACTATCGGGGAACACAGCCTGCCCTATGAGAAGATCACGCCTTTGGACTGTACCAGCGAGTTTGAGGAGAAACCGACCGAGGAACAGCTGAGAAGCTATACCAACGAGTATCTGAAGAATACCTCTCTAACTGAGCCGGATATTGATATCAAAATCGATTTCCTTCAGCTTTGGCAGACACCGGGGTATGAGGATATCGCAGCGTCGGAGCGGGTCAGCCTGTGCGATACGGTCCATGTGTATATCTCAAAGCTGGGAATCGAAGTCAGCTGCAAGGTGACGGAGACGGAGTACGATGTGCTGCTGGAGCGGTATACGAGCATTACGCTTTCAAACGCCAGTGTGTACAGCAGGAATTCCTCGCTTTCCGGTGCGCTGGGTTCCATCCGTGACGAAGCAAACCTGGCGACGGAGGCGATCAACCGGGTGGAGACGCAGGTGACCGATGTGCGTACCCTGTCCGTCCAGCAGGAATATTTTAACCTTCTGGCGGCGGGGCTGATGGGCGTCCATTATTCTTCCGGCATGGCGGAGGACGGCAGCACCATCCGGTACGCGCATACCGCCGAGAAACTGTCGGATTCCAAGTACGCCTGGATGAGCGGGAATAACGGTTTCTTTATTTCCACAGACGGTGGTAAGACCTGGACGTATGGCTGGGATGATGAGGAGACGGTGGTAAAGCTGGCGGCAGAGGCGGTAGGGCTTTCCGCAGACGCGCTGCTCAAAGGGATACTGAAAACTTCGCTGGTGAAAATCCTCGGTACGGAGCATTTCTTCTGGGAAGGTGACGCCATCACGATATCAGACCCATCCGATAAAAAGCGTCTGATGAAAATCGGGCAGTATGTGGAGGGGAACTATGGCATTGCGGTGAGCACAGACGGCGGTACGAACTGGGAGGCAGCTGTGAATTTTGGCGGAGTTTCCAGCAGCAGTTCTGGGAGCAGTACGACCATTATACAGGGCGAGAGCATCGTGAAATCCGAGACTGCCCCGGTAAGCCCTGCTGTGGACAGCCTGTGGATTGATAAATCGATGGACCCCATGAGGCTGAAGCTGTGGAATGGGAGTGAATGGAAGGTTGTCGGGTATGAGCCTGAGAATACGGAACCGACAGAGCCGGAAGAACCAGATAACGAAGATGCAACAGACCCAGATGATAACGCAGAAGGAGGGAGCGGGTAATGGCGGATATGAAAATTTACCAGGAAGTGGAGCTGTCGCTGACGGAGAACCTGATCCCCACAGTCATCCATGTGAAGCAGTTTGACCATAAGGCGAGGAAGGTACGCTGCCTGCTGTACACCAGCTCCGTGGAATATACGATCCCGGAAGGCGCGATTGTCAGCTGTGCCGGGACAAGGCCGGATGGGCACCTGTTCCAATACAGTTCTGAGACCGCACCAGAGTTGGTGTCCATTGAGGATAATGCGGTCATGTTTACTATCACGGATTTCATGACAGCTGTGTTCGGGCGCTACCCGGTGGATGTCATTCTTTTGGATAATGACGGCGATGTGTTGGGGACTTTCAGCCTGACACTCCGGGTGGAGCGTTCCGCTGTGGGCAATGGTAAGATTGCCGCAATCACCTACGCCAAAGCGGTGGAAGCTGTGGCTGACGGCATTTTCGAGTGCTTTACTACCGAGGATGGGTATTTTGGCTTCTGCTCCAATGACGGGCTTGGATATATGCCGGGTTCTGTGTCCAGTACCATCGATAAGCTGCACGACACCATTGTGAACAGTTCCATCACGGACGACGGCTATATCGCTTTCGATACCGATGACGGTCTGGGATTGGCGTTCGGCACGGATACAGAAGGCAGGCTTGTGGTGAAGTTCCATGAAGAGAATTAGGGGCCGGGTTTCCCGGCAGAAGGGAGAAATTATGTCAGAGTATATCGGGAACCGTGTCGTCCCAAAGCATGACGGCGTGTGGGACAGCACAAAGGTTTATGAACCCCTGGTGATCGTCTATGAGGAAGGCACCGGGGACAGCTATATCAGCCGCAAAGATGTGCCGGCTGGTACGGGACAGAACCAGAAGGAATACTGGGCACTCTGCGCCAGGTTTTCCGAGCAGGTGGCCCTGTTGCGGAAAGAGACGGCGGGGCAGGTCGCGCACATGGAGGAGCGTACCAGTGCGGCGGAAACGCTGACTAACAGTAATAAAGCAGCGCTGGAGGAGCGTATGGCGAACATTGAGGCGAGGCAGGATGCCAACGTCTCCGCTTCCACAGATAAAAACGCGGATTACGCGGCGGAACTGGCGGACGCCCGTGTGGATGATACAGATTACACGTTTGCTTCCGCAGGCGCAAATGTCCGGGCGCTGGGGAAGGCGCGGTCTTTGCAGGATATCGCAAAGCTATGGGAATGGGAGGATGGCAGATTTGTCAATGACCAGGGGTACTTTCCACAAGCGGAAGCTGGAGCGCACTCTATATGGTGCCTGTCGCAGGTGACAGGGTAATCATCAAAGGTAAACTCTACTACATGTCCGGCAAGGACACCTACCACAACATTGTCTGCTATGACAAGAGCAAGAATTACCTCGGCGGCTGTTTCCGCTCCCCAAACACAAACCCGTATTATGACTATCTGGAAGTGCCGCTTCTGGAAGGAACCTGCTTTATCTCCATGAGTACCGGTACGGGCGCAAAAGACAGCTTCGGCCTGTACCTGCCGCCCGACCTGCGCCCTGCGGAGTTTTTAAACAACTATGCATCCACCTGGCAGTGGGTGAACGGCGCGGTTGAGATCACGTCCGCATCAGGGATTGTCTCTGTGGATTTTTTGAAAGGCTGCCATCTCTGCCGGAGGGCAAATGGGGGCGAGTACGCACAGACGAAAGTAACCGCAGATGAGGGAGTGGAAGTGGTGTTCCCTGCGAAAGGATGGTGGGCGGTTTATTTTGAAGAAGCGGCAGAGGCCACGGGAGATACGGAGGAAAATAGCCGCATCCATGTGGAAAAGTGTACGGAGTGGCAGCGGCTCTTTACAAAAGACCGTTTTGCGCTGGCGGTATTCTACGATGCACTGGCTGTCTATGCGGCACCGGCCAATGGCGGCATGAAGATCAACGGCGTGGATTACGGGAACGTGGCGGTGGTGGCAAACCGTGCGGAGGGCTATGGCAGATACCTAGTATAACTCGATTTAAATAAGCTTACAATTTAAGCATTGGTAGTAATCTGATTTCTTGGCTTACGTGTCCGTGCTTTGGGCGCACGTTTCCCTTGGTTTTC